TTGAACGAATTAGATAAAACAAGAAAGAAAAATCTTAGACAAAAAAAAGCTGAAAATACAATTGCAAAATGTGAAAAATGCCAAGAAGAAAAGGCATTAAAATGTTTTGCGAAACTAAAGAAGTTTTATAAAAAAAAGATCTGTGTTTCTTGTTATCCTAAATTTTTAACAGAACAAAAAACAGCGTGGTGCAAAAATGAACATAATACAAATATGAATTATAGAATTAAAAAATCATTAGCTGCACGTTTAAGAACTGTTCTTGTTAAGAATGACTCAACTATGAATTATATTGGATGTAATATTCAATATTTAAGAGAGTGGTTTGAATTTAATTTCACGAGTGAAATGAATTGGGATAATTATGGTTCTTTTTGGTCAATTGATCACATTGTACCTGTTTGTAAATTTAATTTAACTGTAGAAGATGAAAAATTTAAATGCTGTAATTGGACAAATTTAATGCCAGTAACAGTTAAATATAATTCATCAAAAAAGGAAATAAACATGGATCAAATAGATTATATTGTGGATAAAATAGAAAAATTTAAAGAAGAAGGTTCAACGACTAAATGGTTTTCGAGTGAATTTATATTAAATAAAGATCTTGCTTTAACGAAAGAAAATGAAGCAAATATTAATTCACTTTAAGATATAGTCTACTCCTTATCGAAAGATAAGGTAGAGGAAATGTACAGGGAATCCTCAGATCACTTTTTGGAAAGTGACATACAGACGTTACACTAACTTTGCGATAGAATCAATTGAGCAAACTTTCAATGGGCAGGCCGATTTTGGGCGCCGTGTTCAGTGCGTGATCAGCCGAAACGGTGATTTGGCTTACCGCACATATCTTCAGGTAACTCTTCCTGAGATCAATCAGCTCATGGGCATCGCCTCTTTCGCCGTTGGTGTTGGATCAGGTGTGTATGCTCGTTGGTTAGATTTCCCCGGTGAGCAAATTATTGCTCAAGTTGAAGTAGAGATTGGTGGTCAACGAATTGATCGTCAATATGGTGACTGGATGCACATCTGGAACCAACTTACCATGACTGCTGAGCAACAGCGTGGATACTTCAAGATGATTGGTAATACTACCCAGCTTACCTTCATCACGGACCCCTCTTTCTCTGAGGTGGATGGTCCTTGCGACTCCTTGGCTCCTCGTCAAGTGTGCGCCCCCCGTAACGCTCTTCCTGAGACTACTCTTTATGTGCCTCTCCAATTTTGGTTTTGCACAAACCCAGGACTTGCGTTGCCCCTTATCGCCTTAAAATCTGCAGGGCAGAAAAGCACCCAGCCTAAAACAGCAAAATTATGTTTTGGGAAAAATCTGTTTGAGAATTTGCATAAATCTCAGGTGCTAGTTGCGTGTTATTACATTGGATTGATAAATCACCGATTATTCAGTGACTTATCAATCCAAGTAAACACGCAGCAACAAGACCAAATTGCGGGAAGTTCCCAAAGATGTAAAAATAATTTTTTATTCCACCTGGAAGGAAAGGTTCGGAAAACCGTAGGTTTTCTGATTTAATAAAATTTTATGGGCTACCAAGCTGTAAATGAAAGTTTGCAGTGGCTGAGAAAACAACCTCAGGTATGGTAAAAACGCCACATATGAAGATTTGTCCTAATGATCAGGATAAATTTGAAATGGATAATCCGCAGCCAAGCTACTAACTCCGCCGTCAAATAGGTTTGACATTAGGATATGTAGAAGGTTCAACGACTAAACGGTTTTGGGTCTGAAAGAATTAAAAACTCTTGATGATGGCTTAAGATATAGTCTACTCCCTATAACAAAAAATACACCGAAAGGTGGGGTAAACCGTGATGTGCAGTATCACGAAGTTAAAATTAATTTAGATATCCGTCCTATTGATGAGTGCTTGTGGGCTGTTACCACTTTGAGCTGCAATTCAGGTGCTCTTGGTGTTGATGGTAAAGTGACCTCTGCTGGTCAGTATGCTCCTGGTCGTCCTGTGCCTGCTGCGATTGCTTACAATCAGTCACTTGTAGCTGCCTCTTTGTATGTTGACTATGTGTTTTTGGACACGGATGAGCGCAGACGTTTCGCGCAAAATCCTCATGAATATTTGATCTCTCAGCTCCAGTTCACGGGTGACGAGAGCGTTGGATCTTCTTCGAACAAAATAAAGCTCAACTTCAATCACCCCGTGAAGGAGCTTATCTGGGTTGTGCAACCCGATCAAAATGTAGATTATTGCTCATCTTTGGTGTGCGATGCTCTTTTGTTCAAGGTTCTTGGTGCTCAGCCTTTCAACTACACGGATGCGATTGATGCTCTTCCTAATGCTATCCATGCTTTCGGCGGACCTGCCTCAGTTGCTGCTGATAGCCGCGCTTTTATCGATGCTCGTGGTCTTTTCGAGGATGCCGGTGCGGTCGACTATGCCATTCCTACTGGTTTCACTGGATACTGGCACGGACCCAACAATCCTTACAATGAGGCTAACATGGGAGGCCCTGCTGTTCCTCAGGCTGATAATACCGGTCTTGACCCCGCTATCCTTGCTCAACTCAAAGATTTGTCTACATCAGGTCACATGGAGAACTCTACTGTCTCTGATGCCGGCACCTTCGTGATGACTGAGACCTCTTTGGACTTGCATTGTTGGGGCCAAAACCCCGTTGTGACTGCCAAGTTGCAGCTCAATGGTCAAGATCGTTTCTCTGAGCGTGAAGGATCTTACTTCTCTTGGGTCCAGCCTTTCCAGGCGCACACTCGATGCCCTGATGAGGGTATTAACGTGTATTCGTTTGCTTTGAGACCTGAGGAGCATCAGCCAAGCGGAACGTGTAACTTCTCGCGTATAGATAACGCGACCTTACAATTGGTTCTTTCTAACGCCACAGTTGAGGGAACAAAAACCGCCAAGGTGCGTGTTTATGCTACAAATTATAACGTAAAAATTCTTAGTGCGTTGAAAAGTTACCTACAAAGACAAAGTGAGCTCTTGTCTTTGATCAAAATAGTTAAGCACTCACAAAATATGCTAGTAGCTAGTGGAATTGCTTGTTTTTGACTAAACAAAATTCTGCAAAATACCTTGTTGTTCGAGAAACCCCTTAGAGCCTTTTATACCAAGTGCTATTCCGAAAGGAATGCATGGCGGAGATTAAACTCCGGTACGGTAATAATTAAAAGGATTGGGCAACTCGCATGCTTACTACCTAAATCCGCTATGATAGGATATGGTAGGGCGTCAGAGACTGAACGGGTGTTGGCTGTCGATGAAGGATTAACCATCTGGAGACGGCTTGAGATACAGTCCATCCACTAGGGAAACTTAGTGGGATCATAATTGGCTAAGAATTATGTCGGGTATGGGGGGTCTTAACCTATTGCGCAAGCGATTAACCAGGACCGAAAAGCAGTATGCTATAGTAAAGCGACCACTTACTATAGAAAACCATTTATGCCGTCGCAAAAATAACCCAAGGCTAACTGCTAGTGATACTATTAAGATAGTATTGCGACATATCTTGTTGTTCGGGGAACCCCTTATAGCTTTTTCTACCAAGTGCTATTCCGAAAGGAACGCATGGCTGAGAGTAATTAACTCAGGTATGGTAATAATGAAAAAGATTGGGCAATCCGCATGCTTACTACCTAAATCCGCTATGATAGGATATGGTAGGGCGTCAGAGACTGAACGGATGTGGGTCAGCAATGAAGGTCTAATCAACCTGAGCTGGTCTAAGATACAGTCCTCCCCATCTGGAAACTTATGGGAATCAGAGTGCTTATTCAAATTAAGCGCAATGTGTTACAAGTTACATTTTTATTTGTGTTACAATAATTACAAAAAAAATGAATTAAAAATTCATAATATAAATATTACATTATGAATAATACAATGAATTTCGAAGAAACTAAAAAGTATATTGAAGATAACTTAATGTAGTTAAAATAAACAACTTAAAGACATGTAAAGTATATATATACAGAGAATGGAAATAGTAAAGGCATTTAATACAAACAGTTTACATACTGAGATTGTTATAAGAGGAACCCATGAAGACCCATTATTTCGGGCAAGTGATATAGGGGTAGTATTAGATATAGCAAATATTAGAACATCTATTCAACATTTTGATGATACTGAAAGACATGTCCATACTATGGACACGTCTACAGGACCAAAACAAGTAACTTTTCTTACTGAAAAGGGGTTATATAAGGTATTATTTAAGTCTAGAAAACCTATTGCCGAAAAATTTCAAAATTGGGTATGTGAAGTAATTAAGGAACTGCGTTTAAAAGGAGCGTATGATCTAAAACAACAACTAGAACAAGCAAAAGAAGAAATATTGCAAGTAGAAGATAAAAGTAAAAAAGAATATGATCTACAATTAGCCAAAGAAAAGATTTTAGAAAGAGAAAAAATACTATTAAAAGAATTTGAAACAATAGGTGCTATTTTTTATATTATTAAAGTAAAATCATTTGAAAATGGACAATATATTGTTAAGGTAGGAGAAAGTCGTGTTGGAATTTTAGCACGATATAAAGAACATAAAAGTAAACATGACGAATGTTTATTACTTGACTGTTTCTTAGTTAATAGAAGTAAAGATTTTGAAACGTTTATAAAAGATCATGACCATATTAGACCAAGCAAAGTAACTGATTTACCTGGTCATGAAACAGAATTAGAATTGTTTTTAATTGGTAAAAATCTCTCATATAAAACGTTATTAAGCACAGTAGATAAAAATATTAAATATTTTAATAATAAAAATAATGAAGTCAAAAAGTTAGAACTTGAGTTAGAAATTTTAAAGATCAAACAAAACTCTAATATTGTATCTGACATTTCAAGCGACCAATTGAATAAAATGGATGATATTTTAAAAATGATGATGAATAAAATAGATAATTTAGAACAGGTAAACAAGGAAATTTTAGATAAACTAAACGCATCTCAATCAAAATTAGTGACTGGTTTTAATCAACAAAATCCTCACTTAGGACCTCGATTACAAAAAATCAATCCAGAGACATTGCTTCTGATTAAAGTATATGAAACTGTAACTGAGTGTATGAATGAAAATACAATTATTAAAAGACCAAGCATTAATAAAGCAATTCAAGAAAATACAATATACTGCGGGTTTAGATGGTTGTTAGTTGAGCGAAATTTAGATCCAAATATTATTCAGAGTATTGAACCAACTAAACAAACAATGTCTCAAAATTTAGGATATATTGCGAAATTAAATATAGACAAATCTGAAATAATCAATGTATATTTGGATAGAAAAACAGCAGCTGTAAAAAATGGATACGCTTCATCAGCTGGATTAGATCATGTAGTTAAAAATTTTACATTATCTAAAGGATATTATTATATATTATATGACAGTTGTGAAGATGAATTAAAGGACAATTTTGTTATTAAAAATGATAATCAAGAACCAATTCTATACAAAAATGGTATTGGTCAATTTGATGTAGAAAACAATTTGATCAAAGAATTTATATGCAAATATGATTGTATTAAATCATTTCATATAAGCGAAAAAACACTACAAAAAGCACTTGATAACCAGGTGTCATACAATGGTCACATGTTTAAATATTTGGAGCCGAAAATTTGCTGTTTGTAACTAAATACTAATAATTAATCTAATTATATAATTTATATCACTATTTATGAATTACTTATTTAACATTATAATGTAAAGTGTGTATAATTATTATTAAAGCATACTCATAATATTGTCAATTGTGTATGATTAACAATATTAAACAACTTAAAGACAATACATCTTTATATATTATAAACAGATGGACATATTGAAAGCATTTTCTCTTTTAGATACAGAGTATCAAATAAATATTCAAGGCACTCTTGAAGACCCATTGTTTCAAGCAAATCAAATTGGAAAATTATTGGGAATTAGTAATATACGAGAAAATTTAAGAGATTTTTCAGAGAATGAAAAGGGTGTAGGTTTAACTGACACCCTTGGTGGAAAACAAGAGACTATTTTTCTTACTGAATATGGTCTTTATAGATTATTAGGACGATCAAGAAAACCTATTGCTCATAAATTTCAAGAATGGATGGTTTCTATTTTAAAGGAAATTCGGATAAATGGAATATATAAATTGCAACAAGATAAAGAAATAGATAAACAATTATATCAACATAAATGTGAATTATCAACTCATAAAACATTATTAAAGGCATATGACAAGAAAAATTTAGTTTATATTTGTAAATTAAAAAAGGTAGATGATAAATTTATTATAAAAATAGGTTCTACTCAGGATATTAAAGAACGACTTCCTAATATTTCAAAATCATTTGATTGTCAAGAACCTTTATTATTAGATATTTTTGAGAACAACAATTATAAAAAATTTGAGAGAAAAATACACCATAATCCTAATATTTCACAGTATTATGAAAAAATAATTAAAAAGGATGGAACTGTTTCTAGAGAAACATATTTAATAAATGAAGAAACTTATCATATATTTATTAATATAATTAATCAAATTAAGGTTGAATTTACACCAATAGATAGTAAAGAAATTGAAGAACTCAAAATAATACAACATGATAAACAAATAAAATTATCAGAATTAAAATTACAACAACTACAAATTGAACTTGAAATGAAGAAGGTAGAATTAGAATTACAAAAATATAATTCTGTGAATTTCGATATTGAAGGTGATGAAACAGAAGAAAATGATAGTGATAGTGATAGTTCTGATACAGATGAAGAAATACAAGATGAAATAACTGTTAAAGAAGAGCCAAATTACATCAAACCACGAGTTAATGGTGCAAAAATACCAAAAATATATCAATATAATCCAGATGATCTTAAAAATCCAATTAATATTTACGATAGTCCGTCAGAATTAGAAAGAAAACTAAATTATATTTCCTTACCTGCATTAAAACGCGCGTCTCAAAATAATACAATTTACAAAAATTATCGTTGGTTATATGTAAAACGGGTAGAACAACCTCCAGAACAAATTAGTGATACAATTGTAACAAAATTTAAATCTCCAGAAATACGATTTATTGCTATGATTGATATCAAAAAAACTAAAATATTAGCTGTTTATGCATCACAAAAAGAAGCCGTAGAAGCCAGAAATATGAAATGTAATAGTTTTACTAGAGCAATTCAACAACAGCATATTTCAAGTGGTCATTATTGGAACTTTTTCGATGATTGTTCTAATGAAATGAAAACAGAATATTTCAAAAATAATGTGTTACCAGAAAAATTACTGAGCCCAATTGGTGTTAAAATCCAAAAAATAGATCCTATTACAAAAAATGTAATTGCTGTATATAATACAAAAAGAGATATAGTAAAAAAATATCAAATTTCTTATATTAAACTAAACCAATTAATAAGTAATGATCATACAGATGAAATATATAATGGATTTATTTGGAAGTCAATTTAAAACAACTTAAAGACAAGAGTATATACTACTATATACAATGATCAAATCAGAACAAACTATTATTGAAAGGGACAACGAAATACATTTAAACAAATTTAAATTGGCACCACCAAGTGCGTCTTACATTGCCGGATTAATTGACGGAGATGGATGTATTTTTATTCGAAAAATTGCAGATGGATATCAGTCAGGAATAAGTGTCGCTCAGTGTCGAACAAATGTATTACAAATAATTCGTTATCATTTTGGAGGCAGTATAACTGCTTGTTCGACCAGAAATAATAAAACAGTAGATATACTAGATACTTTTTGGGATCCAGAAACAATACATAAGCATAATGTAAGAAATCAATATAATCTTTTAATTAGAAGTAATGAGTATAAATTATTGCTTGATTATATTAAAGACAGTTTTGTTGTAAAACATGATAGAATAATGTGTTTATATGAAATGAATAAACTAGTACATATTTCAAATAAAACAGATGAAAAAGAAAACTTACATTTAT